CCACCATTGCCACTCCCATTCCCATTACCACCATTGCCATTACCATTGCCATTACCATTACCATTTTTTGGTTCGTCTACAGAGTGTCCATTTTCTTTGCGAAGGTATCCAGCACGGCCTACCATTTTGTAACCCTTTGGGATGGGTTTACATTTTTCATCAGTATAGCAATAATACTGTCCTTCTGGACAGCGACCGTTCTTTTTCTCTTCGTTCATCTCTTTAGTCTTTTTCTTCATAGAATTAATGAACTTTCTATAAACCGCTGCTTCTGAAGTCTTGCCCATTTCTCTTGCTCTTTGTTCCATAGCAACTGCTGCCTGGATTTTGTGAGCATGAGATCTTGACGAATTGCGAATTTTAGAAACAGATGCTTTAGCGGTTGCAACATCCTTGAATCCAAGACCATGAATCGTACCCTTTGGATTTTCATCCGTATAAAGATCCGAATGTTTTTTAGAATTTGCTGGTTGCCCAGGTTTTCTTGGAATGCGAGGGTTACTCATTTTGCTCTCTTTTTACGACCGGCACAATGTGCTTTTTGTGAGAATCCTTTTGGATTGGAGCAGTCAATACTCTTTTTATATTTATTAGACCAAGATTCTCTAAATTGCTCAAAGGTTTTTTTCATTCTTTCTTGTGGATTATCCATTCGATCAACAAACATTTTTGATGCATCAATCATTGCATCAATTGATGGCCCGTCACTTGATTTATTTAAAGATAATTTCAAAACAGGATATACATCAGAGAATCTCCACTTTGCTTGACCAGACTCTCCAGGAGTTTGATAGTCCTGAGTTAAATCATCCATATCAGATGGAAAAAGAAATTTATCAAATCCAGCAGCAGATGAAGAATTTCCACTTTGAGTGTAACCATTGTTTCCAACAGTCATAGAAGATTCTTTTAAAAATTGTTTTAGTGTTTTCATACTTCTGTTGCAGTTCTGAATAACTTGAATACTGTAGATGTAGCAGAAGAAGGTGTTGCCAGTAATCTAACGTTTCCTCCAGAAATATCGGTGCTAAAAGTTGCTAATGTTGCACCAGTCTTTATGGTTGCATATTCTGTTCCATAAGAATCAGATCCATCATGAACAACACTAATTTCTGTTGTTTGATATTCACTTCCCCTTGTGATCTGTACATTATATTTTGCAGATCTATAAGTTGATGCACTAAAACTATCGATACTTGTTTGATTTGTTGCAGTGGTTGTAGATGAAACAGTTGTTATTAGACCATTGGTCAAGACTACAGTAGATGAAGTAACTATTCCTGCGTTAACGTCACCAGTTACATTACCAGTCAGGTCTCCAGAAATATCTCCATCAACACTCAACCCACATCCGTTGATTAGTTGAAGTTCGTCAGATCTTTGACGACTTACAACAGTAAAAGATCCATTTCCTTTGATTGCTGTTTCAATTAATCCATCTTCAGTTCCAAGAGTTTCATCAGTAATCTTACCGGTTATCTTGGCATAATTCTCTTGACCACCGTTACTATTTTCACCCTTGAACATAATTTGTCCAAGATAATCTCCAGGAGCAGGTGATGCACTATTTCTATAAAGTGTTAATTCTGGTGCAGCAGAACTTCCAGTATCAGTAGAAACAATGGTTACATTCCCATTAATATCGCCAGCAAAATTTACATCACCGCTGAATGTAGAAACTCCAGTAACATTTAACGTTGTTGTAGTAGATCCTGCACCTTGAACTTCAATTCCCTTACGGAAAGTTGCAAAACCAACAGAATCAATATTGGTTATATCCTCGTAAGAAAGAGTTCCCTCAATAGTTAAATCGCCAGTGAATGTAGCAGCAACTCCAACAATATTTTGAACTCCAATATCAGGACTTCCAGAAAGTCCCGCAGATGTTCCAGTTATATTATCGCTTGCTGTAATAAATTCAGCACCATTGGTTAACTGATTATTATTAGTTGGTATGGTTGGAGTGTTGGTAAAATTATCATAATCAAGATAGTATGATGCTACTTGATCATTTAATTTTGTAGAATTAGTAGATACTCCAGCAGTCGTTGCAAAGGTTGCAATACCTGCTACGGATGCATAATCAGAATCACCACCACCCCCTCCACCAGAAGCATCAGCACCTACGAATTTTTTAGTTGAGGAGTTATATTGAAGATACTTTCCATTTACTAGTGCTGTATCCCTGTCAATATCGTCAAGAAACTCAAGACGAACTTCACCACCACCACCTTGCATATTGACAAGGTTTTTGAGATATTCTAACTCTCTCCTTATCTTTAATATTTCTGGATCATCAGTTTGTTCTCTAACTTCTTCTTTAGATTTTATTGTATCTAAAATTTTAAGAGCGTGATCAATAGTATCTTCTTCTATTTCCTCTTCTATTTCTTCTTCTTTTATTTCCTCAACTGCTGGTTTACTTGGTTTCTTTTTACTGCCAATTTCTTTCTTTAGTTCTTCATAATCATCTTGTTTCTTCTCAATGATTACTTCTTCTTCTTCTTTTGGCTCTGCAAATAACCAAGACTCAAGCGCCTTTACTTGACGTTCTTCTTTTTCTTTTTTCTTCTTTTCCTCCGCTACAGATACTTTGACTTGATTAAACATTGAATCAATGTCAAGATCTCCCACTAGAGATTGGAACTCATCTTCCTTCTCTTTCTTTGCTTTACCTATGAGTGAGAAAAAATCTTTTAAGTCTGATGTCATTTTTTACTTTGATCTTTCAGAAGTTTCGCTAATTCTGCAGTTGATCCCACGAATAATGCATTGGTGACATTAGATGGTCCTGATTGTTTTTCTTCTTCAACGTCTTTTAGTTTTTTCTGAAGATCCATCAATTTATCAGTGGCATCTGCTACATTTTTAATTAGTTGTCCAGCAACTTCATATGCTCTGGGCATTTCACTTTCTTGTGCTAATTCAAGAATGCCATTTATTGCTTCCTGACCCTTTTCAATTATACTGTAAAGATTACCTCTCGTGTAGTCATAGTCTTTTCTAACATCATCTACTGAAGATTTAACTTTGTCAATTTTATTATTGACAACCTCAGGTTGAACAATGTCATCAACTACATCAAACTCTTCATTTAAACTGTCAAATTTACTTGTCATACTATGCTACCACTAAATCCAAAATCATCACCTTCTTCAATCAATGCATTATCAGCAGCATCAATAATATGAATTGGTGCTCCTCTTAAGTGTTCAGATGCAGTAGTTCCGGTTTGTGCTCGCAGAACTGTTAGTTTATTATCGGTTATCGACTTAATGAATATTTGCTCATCTTCAATATTGACGTAAGATTTAGCAGTTAAACCACTTGCATCTTCAACCTCAAATGTTTTAAGTATTTTTGTGATATCTGCAGCAAGAGTTGTTGTTGCATCACCAGTATAATTTTTAGTTGCTCTTGGAGTAGCTGTATATGTAACTTCTCTTGTTGTATTTGCAATATCTGTGCCAGTAAGATAACTGACAGATGCTCTTTTGATGATATCTTTGGTTCCACTTGTTGCTGGACCAAACAAATATGTTTTTGCAGTAAATCTTAGAGTATAAAGAAGAACTCTTCTAGAAGTAAAATCTCCTTCATAATCATCTTGCATTGTGATATTTTCCAAGACAACTGGAATATCTCTTTTTTCTTTAATTGATTCAACCAGTTCTACTGAAAGATTATATGATGGTTGAAAATATGGCAAAATCTGTTCAACAATTTGAAGAGCATCATCATTCAATTTTGTCATAATGCTCAGTTCAAATTGCATATTATATGGAACTGGCATGTATATCTTTTTACTTTCAGATCCATCATCTGGATCTTTTACTGTATATTGCTGAGTCGTGCTTACTTTTCTTGTTCCATCATAAGTCAATCCGGTAAACTCAAATGACATTCTTGGTAAAGTTATTGCCGTTGATTTATTTAAATCGGGAGACTGCTCAAGTCTTGCAAGAAACTTTTGAGTTGGTCCGTAGGCCAAAGGAATTCTGACAACGCTAACAACGTCGTCTGAAGAATTAGTTTGCTTTACTGTTATAGAATTAAAAAGAGTACCAAAAGAAATAATGGTCCTCCTTAAAATTTCGTTATAAAAATATTCAAACATCTTTGGGTCCTATAATAATATTATTGGTATAATAAAAACTATTTATGGAATACCAAATGGGTTCTGCTCAGAGAAGTCTAAAATAGAATCTGCTTCGGTTTCTATATCAAGGTTATCGGCAAATCCATCATCTGTAGGATCTATTCTTATACTTAATAATCCATGAGATGCGCCTGATGTTGAACCAACTATATTCTCCCCAACAGTAAATTCTCCGTTAACATTACCAACTTCAAGAGCATTTGTAGCAGAGTTCCAAGTCTTGACCCTACCTGTTGTTCCACTAACAGATCCAGTTACCACTTCGTTGAATGCGAAGTTGCCTGAGGAACTCATATTTGGATCAGACAGTGTAATCGTAGGAGCAATACTATAACCCAAACCAGCGTTAGTAAGTCTAATAGACGTAATTGTGCCCCCAGAACCTACAACTGCTGTTGCAGCGGCAGAGACAGTGGTTACACCGCTTAAGAATATCTCATTACTAAATGTGATTGTTGGTGATGTTGTGTATCCAGAACCAGCATCAGTAAGAGTAACGATACCTACAATTCCATCACCAATTTTAGTTGTAGCTGCAGCACCTGCTCCACCACCGCCAATAAACCTAACACCAGGTGCTACGGTATATCCAAAACCTGGATTTACGATATCAACTGCTTGAACAGATCTTGCTTTTGGATTTGCACTCTGATTACATACAACAATTCCTCCAATCATTCTAGCAGATGCTATACCGGTAACTCCACCAGAGGGAGCAGAGGATATTCCTATTCTTGGTACTCCTGTATATCCTCCTCCTCTATTAGTCATTGTGATCAATCTAATACCACCGGAAGTAATAATTCCAGTTACCGCAGTTGCTGTTACTCCAGTTCCGACTAATGTTAAAGTTTGAGATGGTCCAATGGTTGTGGACAGACCATCTTCGGACAATCCATCAGATTCTCCACCAGTTAGAATGTCATCAATATCCTCAACACCAGTATCAATAACTTCATCTCCAAGACGGAACAATTCACATCTTAACTCATAAACATAATTCTTTTGTAATTGATAAAAAGGTTTTTCGTGCTCTACAAATTTTATTTCAAACAAACGATCTCCAAGAGGGAAGTAAATTAAGTCTCCCTCTTTTGGTCTAGTTGACAATTTGATATTTTCTTCATTCTTTATAAGAGGGGAGATATAAGTTTCAAATCTCTCCTTTGATATAATTAAAGTTATCTCATTTGTTGCCTGAATTCCAAACTTAGATAAAATTGTAGATGTATCTCCATATCCCTCAAAGTTATCAACATATGCTTCTATTGGATATGCATCATCAAATTTTGATTGTATTACTTCCTTTATAACAGTATTTTCAGAAATATATTTTCTTGGGAGATAATGCACCTCAACACCATACATCCTCAACTGTTCATTAATGAGATCTTGAATTAAATTTTGTTCAGACCTTGATCCTTGCTGAAAGTATGGGTTAAGCATATTTTTAACCAATCATGTCCATAGGGTGAATTTCATAAGTATTAGACATTATCTCTCTGATAGAATCTAGTTCTTTTTGTGCATCATCATAGATTTGTCTACCATTCAATTCAATACCTCCAGGTA